AGCCAGCAGCAGAGCCGTCTGATAATGTTATTTCTTTAGTAGAAAATGCTTGAGTCTTGACATGAGGGTCAATATTCTCTCTCGGGTTGTCATAGCCAGCGTTGCCTTTAGGCGTTGCTTTTGTGCTTGTGACTGGTTTAAATGCGTTCGTTAGTCCTACCATTTTCTGTTTCTATGTCCAGCAAGGTATATAATATTTTGTTCCTGCGACATCAATCTCAAGCCAGGCTGAAATTGTGGCGGTCGTGACAGCAGCAGGGGCAATATTTGTTATTGATAGATTTGCCGTTGCGTTAGCTGTCAAGGAATCAACTACCTTAAGTTTGCCGTTCTTGATTGCCAATATATCTCTGACAGCAAGGCTGTCAATGACTTCTTGGTTACTTTCAGACATTTTTCTTTTTCTCTTTCTCAATGCTTGGCTCGCCAAACTCTTTAGTTAAAGCCCCGTCGTCTTGTGCTAGACCTGGCTTTTTTCCAATCTTATCGTTAGCCACTAAGCGGTCATACTCTTTCTTCCGATTCATTTTTGACATTTATGCCTCCGTGCAGACTGCAAACCAAACTTGTCTGTTGCCTGCGTCTTGCCATGATGTAATATTTTTTACTATTGCACCGCCTGCAGCACTCAAAGCTGTTGCGACTCCTGTCCCGTCTATGGGATAGGGCCCATGCACAGTAACTGTTCCAGCTGCCATTTATACACCCGTAATCTTGCAGATAGCGTCACCATTTACAACCTGTATCTGTCCGACTTCCCAGGCTCTGATTGTGAATTTGATACCTGCGTCCTCAATTGTCTTAACAGTCAAGCCGACAACACTTTTCCATGTCATAGCTTCACGAGCAATTACAACCTGAGCACCGCCTAATGTGACAGAGTTGCTGGATATAACAGTTAAGCCGAGCAGTCGCCCAACTACACCATTCTTGGTGACTGAGTCTGTATAAAACTGTCCAGCGTTCCTAACATTAGCGTTCCCTAACAATTCAGCGTAGTTTGTTGGATTAACAAGTAAGAAGCCGTTTGTGTTTGGATTGTAATTATCAACCTCTATGAAAGCTTTGGCGTCCAGTATGTCTTGTATTGGGTCTCTGTCTGCTATAACTGCGTTGTCCCATGTTGCGTTTGCTGTCTCTGTACTTCCAGCACTTGCAACAACCGCAGCTGCGATGGTGTCATCTACAGACTTTGCTACTGACCTTGCGATTCTTAATAGTGTCCTTGCAATCATTGGAACATTGTTAGTCTTGACATCTTCCCATGATAAGACACCCTCCATTCCGTATTTGAGGTTGCGTCCTGAGGTCTTTGTCCAGGTAACTTCACCATATGGGAAGTTTGCTAGTCGAGGGACACCTGCAACAGTTCCGCTTGCAGTTGTGTCTTTTCCGACAAGGTCTGCTGCGGTTTCTGCGTAGTATGTCTCAGTCCAAGCGTTGCTGCTCTCAATCATGCAAAGCTGTTTCATCTTGTATTGTTGTAAAGCGAAACCTTTAACGATTCGGCTAAAGTTTTCAGCTCTTAAGTCCTGCTCTCCTGTTGAATCTGCCATTTTATTTTAATACCCTCACCATGCCAGTATTTCCAACCCCGATTGTCTCTAATGCTGTGCCAATTTCCCAGCCTGTCTCTTGGTCAAGTGTTGCTGCAACTTTGATTGTGTTACCTGCTGCTGCTGATATTACAAATTGTCCGATCTCGCATTGTGTAGTAGCACATTTGAGTTGAACTATGCAATTTGTATAACAAGCAATAGAAGTCTGACCGTCACTTGCTACTTTTTCAGAAGCAGATATACCGGCGAGAGGTTTCCCGGCTGCTGAGTTTGTTATTACTGTTCTTGGGCTTGTCAGTTCCATTACAGCCCCTTTTTTGATAGCTGTCCCGTCAGCACAAGTATATCGTATTGGGTCGCCCTTGTTACCAAGAAGTTCGACAATTATTGCTTCATCTGCCATAAAAACATCACCTTGGAGTTGTTTCTAGGACAACTCCTATATAAATGTTTTTATTTCTTCGTTGGGTCAGGCTCGTCAAACATGGTTTCGTAGCCTGTGCCCTCTAACATAGCCCGCGCATTGTCCTTGTCAGTTTCTTCTTTCGTCTTTTTCTGTGAGCCTGCTTTGGCTTGACCGCCCATGACATTCTCGACATTCATGAGGCGTTGCTCCTCCAATAGACCTGATAAACGCTTGTTAGCTTCCTCTAACCTTTCCGCTGCTTTGTTTGCTTTGTCAATTAAAGCACTTGCAGTTTTGCTTTCAAGAGCTTCGCCCTCCTCTGTTGGCTGTTCTTCCGGTTCTTCCGCTTTCTTATCTTCTGTCATTTTCATTAATTCCTCTTTTTGAAGCAGTCAAGGCAATAGATAGGTCTGCTCATATCAGGCTTAAAAGGGACTGTGGTGTTTGCACCGCAGTCAGAGCAGACTGCTGAATATTGTTTTGCTATTGTCTGCTGGTTGTCTTTTGTTTCTTGTTCTAAGGCTACATCTTTCTGCTGAGGCACGGCCTTTTTTCCGTGCATCCGTCTGTGTAGCTCGTCAATTAAATCTATATTGCTTATTTTTTCCATTTCTCCTCCTACTTACAACAAGCCGAATTTTAGATTACTGGGCGTGGAATCTTCCCTGTATTTAGCAAGGGCTTTGTAGTATTCAGTCCAGTAATCGTCATCTGCTGTGTCTTTCTGTCTTTGGTTGGTCTCCTTATTGTTAAGAATGTCGTCCCAGTAAGCTTCATCAGCCGCTCGCTGTTCTAACTTTTTGGCTCTTGATTTATCTTCAACACCTGCATAATATGCTTCATCATCGGCTCTTTTCTGGTCTTCTGCTATTTTCTTTAGTTCCTCAATGTGAGCATAATATGCTTCATCTTCCAGTCTTTCTGCTGCTTTTCTGGCTGCTGCTTCCTGTCTAATCCTTGTATACATATCTTCGGTTGATTCTCCATTCTCTTGCTGATATTGTAAATCTTCTATTAATCTGTCTTGAAATTGTGCAGCTTTGATTGCACCCTTTATTTTCATTGGGATTCCAACCGCAGGGCTTATAGGAGACCATAAAGCCACTTTTTCCCACCATGATAAATCAAGCAATTCATTTCTAGCGTCTTTTGCTTCATGCACCATTGACCAGTCACCAGTTTGGATTGCGTTGGGTATTAAATATTGTCCCATTGTTATATCTAAAGGCTCTTTGGCTTCTGCCTGTCCCCATTTGCCAAGAAATACTGCCCCAGCCCAACCACCACAAGCCGCCATGGCTTTATCACTGAATTTCTTTGATAATATCTTTCCAGTTGTTCTAACTGTTTTTGTATTGATTGGGACTTCTACAACCTGAGCTGTTTTTATATATGCTTCCTCTGCCCCCTTAGCTACATTGTATCTGATACCTTTCCCAATAACATTTAAAGTTTCAATTCCCCCCCCACTCAAAACTTTAGCTGCAAGGGCTGTACTGACTTTTCTCAATGCTGAAAATGCTCTGTTAAATCCTGCTTCTCCAACAATGCCAGCCAAAGCACCAGTCTTTGTAGCCATTGATTCTGTCTCAAATTCTCTGCCTGCAGGGTCAAACTTACCCAGGACACCGCCTTTAAATTCGCTTGCTATCTGTTGCAATTTATTTTTGGGTCTTTTGGTTTCTGACACAATACCAGTCCCACCTGTGAATTGTGAAACTGCTGTCTTTTTGCTTGCAGAGATAGCTTTGCGTTTTGCCTGTTGTTTATAATCGTCCCGTTCTGATGTTCCAGTAGATAAGGACTGGCTTTGCTTATTTTTGCTCGCTGTGTAGCCCTTTGTGGCTGTTCCTCCTTTGGAGGATCTAGAACTAGGGGTACTCTCCTGTTTCTTCTTTTTCCGTGCAGTATTAGATTCTTTTGAATATCTGCCTTTCTTTTCATAGCTGCTTATTTTTCTTGCCATTTTATTTTCTTATCATTGTTGCGGCTAAATTATTAATAGCCTTAGTGTTTGCTCTGATTATTGTGTTTCCTTGCCAAAAAATCAAGAGAAACGCCACAATAGGAAAGCCGACTGCATTGATTGAATGTATTATTTGGTCCATTATTCTTTGCCCTCCAATTCCGCTGTAGTGTCAGACTCTTGGGAGGCCTGCATATCAGGTTGTTTCTGTTCGTCACTTATCAGCTCGTTCTGTAAACTAGCTGGGAAGTTTAAATTAATCTCAATATTGAGCTGTCCTAATACCTGTTCCTCAATGTATAACTGCTCGCCTTTAACAGACTGCTCATAAGATAAATACACGATTTTTCCCGAGGCGTCTGTGAACTCTTTGGCGTTACCTACTATTATCTGAGGAACATTCACAGCCTGAAAAAAGTAGTCGTTAAGTTGGTTTATCCAATTAACAGGGTTTAAACTGGCGTTGGCTGCTGTTGTGACCAATTCGGGGACAACTGCACCTTTAGGAATATACATACATTCACCGTTCGCTCGGGCAGCGTCCATTTTTGTCTTGAAAGCTGCAATCTGTGTGGTGTCATCGGTGTCAAGGTGAAATATCCAGAGTGGGTCAATGTTCCTGTGCAAAACCCGTTTCCAGTCGCTCATAGCTTCATTCCTTGCAAGTATGAGCCATTTTAAAGAATCAATTATCCGTGTCCCGTGAATTTCATCAGCTATCCTTTCATGGCTTAAATGAAATATCTCATCAGGCTTGAACCGTTTGTTCGGCTGCTTGGTCTTAGCTACTTGCTCGTAGCGTTTGATTCTTCCCTGCTCATTTTGGACTATCACCATGCTTTCTGGGTCGAGAGGTTTCAGGTTGGCAAGAACTCCCTCCTTGTCTCTGATGACCTCAGAGAAAGAATCTTTGCTGATTGTTTTGACCTTAATCATGTTTTTCAGGATTGAGTTAAAAGAATCTTTGCCGTTGCCCTTGATTGATAATAATAATAATTCTGTGCTTTCGTCGCTTGTGAAACCAGCACCGACAGTCCATGTAGCTTTTGTGTCGATTGCAATCTTGAACTCAGGGATTGTTTTATAATATCCGTAGTCCTGAGACCAGTCTGTATTTTGATAAGTCGTTTCTTTAGTTGATCCTGCGCCGTCTGTGCTTTGTGCGGCTACTGAAAAGTCAGTAATAGCATTTGTAAGGTCGCTGGCGATTGCAGAGCTTATGTTTGTGTCTGGCATAGTTTTTCCTCGATTTTTTGTAAATGTTTATCAATGGAAATTAAGACGGCAAGGGTTAAATTCTGTTTGGATAGTTTTGGGTTCTCTTTTTCGCCCAGATAATCCTTGACAGCCTTAATATTGTGTGTATGATTGGAACTGATAGATGTTGGCATTATTGACCGACCTTTGAAAGTTTTAAATCGAATATGCTTACTGTTCCAGCAGAGGAAGCACAAACAATTCGCCACCTTAAAAATCTGAAATCATGTTTTTCGGATATATGGGCACCCGTGCATCCATCTTGAACCCCAGTTATAGTGTCAATATCAGTATATGTTATCCCGTCATCACTTATCTGTAATGTGCAGACTGCACTTGCTGTGGTGTTGTTTTTGCAAAAATTATAATAGCAAGTTATCAAAATATTACGGTATTTTCTGAACATATCAAAAGTAAAATAAGAAGTCCCAGTATCGACTTGTCTGAAAGAGCAGAAAGTCGCGGGGTCATAATCCCACATTTGAGAAAAACTTCCCGATGAAACTGTGCCTGTTATCTCGGAATTTTCAGCCATATTGCTAGATGGATTTACAGACATGAAGCCGTCGTCATCTATAGACGGCGTTGCAGCTGGAAATATATTGCCTACACCCATTTTTTGATTAAAAAGACCTGATGATAGTCAGGGACTTCTCCCTCCCTTTTTTGACCGAAAGGTTTTGCGTAGCCAAGATGTAATTCTTCTTGTCCAACATCGAGACCTTGATGTAATATTAACCCTAATAGACGACCGTATTTGCCGACCCTTTGGTTTGGGTCTATTTGGATTAAGACCCGTTTTCCTAGTATTTTGTTTTGTAACCATTCTTTTGCTATCTCCCCGCCGTTATTCATTTCAGGCGAATCAATGTTTAATAATCTTATAGGGAACTGGAAATCCCTGGATTCTGTTGTGACCGTGATTGTGTCGCCGTCATGGACTTTGACGACATCAGCGAAAAAGTCTTCGGTGATTTGTTTGTGTGGTGAGCTGAATCCGAAGTCTGCTATCTGAGCATTTGTTAGCTCGGGATAGTTTTTGTAATCATGCTCGAACATCATGCTTCAATCATAAATTGTTGGACTTTCTTGTCTCGTAATATTGACATATTTCTTAATGCCGTGTCCCTCAATACATTTATCATGTCCTCAGCTTCAATCCTGCTAGTGAAGCCGGACATGTCCCAGGCGATGCCCTCAATAGCTGCAAGGCATGCACCAGTATCAATTAAAATCCCTCTGACAGATGTATTCAAGGTTGTTGCAGCGTCTGCTGTACTCCAGTCATATCTAGTCATGCAATTCACAATGGCTTCGCAATCAAGAATAATCTTATCGAACCAGCCAGCAGCTTTGACAGTTGCACTTGCATTTGTGCCTACTCTAAGCAAAATATCAACATCTTGTGCAAATTGTCCTGCGTTTGCCATATTAACCTTTTTTAATCTTAAAGTTTATAATACTTCCCAACTATGCGATGATGATGTAGGGTGATTTAAACTAAGAGTTTAAAAGACATACAGATTCAAGCCTTTCTCTCTTAAACACCATGCAGCACGGACAAGGGCTTCGGTCAGGTGTGAATAACTGCCTGTAATCTTGAGCCGTTTGTCAGCGGTGTATTCGTATGTTATGCTTTTGAGACTTCTTAACAAGGAAAGGTCGCTGATTAGCTGGATTTTCTTTGTCTCCATTAACATCAACAGATTTGAGTATAAATCTTCTTTCAATATCTTTACTCGTTTCTCCTCGCCTTTGATTATTATCCCCTTGCTGGAGTTGTCTAATCCAACTACTCGCTTAGTGCCTAACTTCTCCTGCAGTTGGTCAAGGACAGGGCCGCCCAAGCCGCCCGAGTCCGTAAATATTCGTCTAAACTTCCATAAATCGTCAATTACTCCTGTTTCCCCTACAGTATGCGTAGAGCTCACCCGTTCCCGAGTGATACACTTTACTGCTTTCAGATTGTTTTTGTTTTCTTCTACAATGACATAGGCGACCTCGTCGCCGCCATACCTGGCAAGGTCAAGACCGAGATAGTAATGAGAGCCTGGGAGACCGTCATCTGCCTTGTTCCAATCAATAAAGGTCATGCTTTCCTTAATTAATTTAGTAGGGAACAACTGAGAGTAATCATCAATAAATTCTCCTAGATATTCCTGAGCATACTCAGTCTTAGACATTCGCAATTTCTCTTTCCTTAAAAAAGACATTGGAATTCTGTTACAATCCTCGCTTGAAACATGGAATGACTTGAAGTCATCATCATAAAAAGAATTGTAGTAATACCCCC